CATCGAGACGATCGCAGACGGCCTTCGTGGCCACGTCGTATTGCGCAATCAGTCGCGTAATCTCGGCCAGATCCGCCGCATATTGCTCATCGAAGAACGCATTTAGTTCTTCCAGCAGGTTCGGCGGGGTATCCTGCTGACAGAAGGGGCACCGGCCTTCCGCTGCGGTAAGATACTCGATACCCTGTTTGACCCAGTCGCTGTTGCCCAGCCGTCCTATCAGAGCGGCGATGACAACGTCGTCACGGCCGACGACCTTGCGAGCCAAGATAGCCGCGTTCTCCAGATTGGGAAAGGCGGTGAAGTCGATTGGCTGGATAGTGGGTTCCGGAGGTGTCGCATCCTGAAAGACCGTCGCAGCGCGCGCGGTGAGATCCTCAAGGGTTGTGATGTCGCTCTTGTTCTCTGCAGCCTCCTTCAGCACTTTAGTGCAGAAGGCGGTTTTGCTCTGGCGGTGGCCGGTCATGGCCTCCTCGAATGCTGCCTTGTGAGCCTGCTGCGATTTCCAACACGCCCCCTCAAACAGAGATCGCGCGGCTGCAAGTTCCTTTCGGCTTCCGCCCGTTCCATCGTCTCCCTCGAGGTTCCGGCGCAGATAGTCGATTTCACGGTCGAGCTTGCTGATCTGCTGCTGCAGGCCCTCGATTTCATCGGCGGCATTGGTCGAATCTTCGCCGAGCGTGAAGATACCCTTCAGTTGATCACCGAAGTTGGCTTCGGCGAAATCACGGTTGTAGACGAGCGTCGGTATCGATCGGCCGCCATCCCACGAGACGCTGTAACCCGGACGGGCTGAAGGATCGTGGATAGCGCGGGATAAAGTCGTTTTTCCGCAGCCATTGTGGCCAAATATGTAATTGATCTTCTTAAGACCTGTGAGCGTTTCACCTGTGGTGGGATATGTCGCCTCGCCAGCAATACCTATTGAAGTCAGCATCTACGCCCCCACGAGAAAATACTTCCCTGAACCAATCTAGCCGCACGCTCGCCATGCAGCCACACTTATTGTAGACATGCATCCGTTCTCGCGCTGCAACCTCTCGTACAAACTGGCATGGCACTTCTGCGGTCGAGGGCTCTGTCCATCAAGAGCTCTCTGCTTCAGGGAAGCTGCGATGCAGCGCTCTCGACGGATCGGCCGGCGCCTATGGGCCGTCACTTTCTTCGCCAACGCTGAACCGATTGGACGAGATCAGGACCGGCACTCCATCCCCAGGCCGCGCCGATCGCGGTGAAAATCAATACTCCAGGGACCGCTCCGAAGATGCCGCCGACGATGCCAGTGCCGGCACCGACATATAAGCCAATTGCACCCCCGATAAAGCTACCAGATACTCTGCTTTTCATTCCTGCCTCCTCGCTTGTACTAACCCTAACGGCGATGTCTGCATTCGGTAAGCTGCATCGCGGCCTTTCGTGCAGCCTAAAAGGGAGCTCAGGGCCTTTCTGCTCCAACCGCGCCCCTTTCCAGCCTGCCTCCCCACCTCCACGCTTGACGCCCCACACCTCCCGTCGCAGTCTCAGCCTGCGCCCGGTGCGCCCCTCCTGACAACATGTTGGACATGTTTCTGCCCCTGATCTGCGGGGCAGGATGGGGGCATGAACACCGCCCTGATCACCCTTGCCACGATGGAACTGCCCGCGCCCGCTGAGGGCGCGGCGGTTCCGGACTGGATCCATCTCGTGCCGAAAGGCGCGTTTGCCGCCCGGCCCGAGGATGGCCGGGGGCCGTGGTCCTATGACGATGCGCGTGCCGTCATCGCGGAGAGCTTTGCCCGCCGCCATCGCATCCATATTGACGAGAACCATTCCACCGACACCGCCGCGAAGATGGGGCTGTCGGCTCCGGCGCGCGGCTACATCACCGAGATGGAAGAGCGCGACACCGGCATCTGGGGCCGGGTGGACTGGACCGAGAGCGGCCGCGCGCTGCTTTCGGACCGCAGCTACTGGGGCATCTCGCCCGTCCTTTCCTACGACAAGCTGACCGGGCGGGTGCTGGCGATCGCGCGCGCCGCCCTGACCAATGACCCTGCGGTGCCGGACGTTCTGGCGCTCAACAGCACGGAGACCCCCGACATGTTTCTGACCAAGCTGGCCAAGATGCTTGGCCTGCCCGAGGACGCCTCCGAGGAGGGCGTGCTCGAGGCCCTTGCCACGCGGATCGCGGCGCCCGCGCCCGAGCAGACCGAGACGCTGAGCACGATCGGTCGCGCGCTGGGGCTGGAGGGCGAGGTGAGCCTGACCGCCGTGCTCGCCGCCGCCCGCGCCAGCACCGGCCAGGCCGAGGCGCTGGCCACGCTGCAGGCCGAGGTCACCGATCTCAAGGCGGAGGGGCAGCGCCGCGCGGCGGAGGAGTATGTGGATCAGGCGATCCGCGACCGCCGCTCCGGGCTGAAGGCCTCGCGCGAGGAGTTCGTGGCGCTGCACATGGAAAACCCCGCCCGCGCCCGCGCGATGATCGAGAAGATGCCGAAGCTCGATCCCACCAACACCACGCTGGTGCCGCCCGCGCCGCCCGAAGGGCAGGCGGTGCTGAGCACTGAGCAGATGACCGTCGCCCGCATGCTGGGGGTCGACCCCGAGGCGATGGCCAAGAACCTCACGCAGGAGACCCGCTGATGGCCGCGCTGACCCAGGACCGCAACACGCCCCGCGCCGAGGGCGAACTTCGCCAGGGCGGGGTGGCCGCCGCCACGCTGATCTATGCGGGCGCGCTGGTGATGCGCAACGCGGCGGGCTTTCTAACCAAGGGCCAGACCGCCACCGGGCTGGTGGGCGTGGGCCGCGCCGAAGAGCGCGTCGACAACAGCGCGGGCTCTGCAGGCGACGAGGTGCTGACCTATCGTGCGGGCATCTACCGCTTCGCCAATTCCGGCGGCGCGGACGAGATCACGGTGGCCGAGATCGGCGACCTGGTCTTTGCCGTGGATGACCAGACGGTCGCAAAGACCGATGGCGCCGCCTCCCGCTCCCCGGCGGGGCATGTCGATGCGGTGGACGCCCAGGGCGTCTGGGTGCGTCTCGACGAAGCCCTGACCAAAGCGTCCTGACAGGAGACAGACCCCCATGCTGGTGAATGCCGCAAATCTCGAAGCCCTGCGCGCGGGCTTCGCCACCAACTTCCAGAACGGGCTGGGGCAGGCCTCGGCGCTGTGGTCGCGCGTGGCGACCGAGGTGTCCTCGACCCAGAAAGAGCAGAAGTATGGCTGGCTGGGCAAGATGCCCAACGTGCGCGAATGGATCGGCCCGCGCGCCATCCAGAACCTGATGCAGCACGATTACGCCATCAAGGAAAAGCCGTGGGAACTGACCATCGGCGTGGACCGCGACGATATCGAGACCGACAATCTTGGCATCTACGCGCCCATGTTCACCGAGATGGGCCAGTCCACCGGCGCCAAGAAGGACATGCTGGTCTTCGGCGAGACGCTGAAGGCGGGCTTCAGCCAGCCCTGCTATGACGGGCAGAACTTCTTCGACACCGACCATCCGGTGCTGGGGGAGGATGGCGAAGTGACCACGGTGGCCAATACCGATGGCGGCTCGGGCACGCCGTGGTTCCTGATGGACACCAGCCGGGCGCTGAAGCCGATCATCCTGCAGCGGCGCAAGGACTTCGAGTTTGTCTCGATGACCGATCTGACCGCGCAGAACGTCTTCATGAACAAGGAGTTCGTCTACGGCGCCGATGCGCGGTTCAATTCGGGCTTCGGCTTCTGGCAGATGGCCTGGGGCTCGCGGCAGACGCTGAACGCGGCGAACTATGCCACCGCGCGGGCCGCGCTGTCGGGGATGAAGGGCGATTATGGCCGCCCGCTGGGGCTGATGCCGAACCTGCTGGTGGTGCCGCCCGCGCTGGAAAGCGCCGGTCGCAAGATCCTCAATTCCGAGCTGGCCTCGGGCGGGGAGACCAACGAGTGGAAAGGCACGGCCGAGCTGCTGGTCGTGCCCTGGCTGGCATAAGGCGCGGGCGCATGGGCGAGAAAACCCCCGAACGGATCGCGCTGGAAGAGAAGGCCCTGAAGCTGGGCCTCTCCTTTCCGGTCAATATCGGCGACGAGAAGCTCGCCGAGCGCGTGGCAGAGGCGGAAGCCCGCGCCAAAGAGACGCCGCCCCCGCCTGCCGCATCCCCGGCGGCGACGGGGGCGGCCCCGGCGGGGGTGAAGGACGGC